GAATGCAGCCCCTTCGGGTTCTCAACAAAAGCCTTGCCATCCCACGACGTAGGATAGGACATCTTAAGTTCCGCTGGAATGATGAGTGGTTCCGGCTTATGTTTGTACACGTCCTGAATCATGATTGGCGACTCCGCGTGTTTCTTCAAGATTTTGAGACAAGTCTTCGCGTATTTTGGAGTTGCAATCGGAACGAGGTTGTCATGTACGTCGATCGCTACACGGGCATACATTCGGTCGGGCCATTCGTCATCTTCCTCACACATATACCAGACTCGCGTGACCTTATCCCCAATTGTAGACTGGGGATAGTATGCGACGATACTGTCTAACACATCGTCGTCTATTCTTTGGATGATTTTGAACCTACGCCCCAACCCGTTGTAGATCTCGCGTGTAGCTCTAAAGTTCTTCTCTTCCGCGGCCCACCAATAGCGAAGCTCCGGCGTAATACTATGGTATATGCTCCATGCACGCGCCGCTTGGTGGAAAGGTAGGTCAGTAACCTCCGCCAGCTTCCACTTTTCCATTCTGTAGTTGAGTCCATGCCGACACCTTTTTGCTATGTAACGGACAGTCGGAGCGCCTTCCTCTGTCCAGTCTTTCAGAGGTACTTCATCATACGGTATCTTGAACATCTCCGATGCTAACGCTCGGTGGCAGTCATACTTGCCGTCGAGGCGTGCTTGCTCAAATTGTTCTTTCCATTTGGCGATATTTGCTCGATAAGCAACAACACGAGCTTCTGCTTGCGAGAGATCAAAATATAGAAGCACGCAGCCAGGATCAGCAACATACATACTCCGCGCACGAACCGGTTGGTTCTGCATGTTTCCGCCTTCACCATATATGAGTGCAGCACTGGAGAGTCGTCCGGGTGCCCGACTAACACCGTATTGCTTATACTCACATCTAAACCTACCATCCGAAGAAACCTTTGACTCAGCGTAAGTCCCTCGGAATTTGTCTTCCTTTTTGAACCTGTTAAGGGCACCGATCATCTCCTTGGCTATGGCTGGTGTGCCGATGTCGCGCATGATGTTGTCGCGGTTCGCCTCGTCTGTAGACGTGCCTTTGCCCTTCAGCTTAAGCCGCGTGAAAAACAAGTCCTGTAACTGCTGCCACGATCCAGGGTTCGGGTAGTACTCATCGTCTTCAGTTGCCTCTTGTGCCAGCCTCTGGAACTCAGCCTTGAGATTGTCAACGTCCTTGTTCACCTGCTCGACCACAATCTCCTTAATCGATGCATCCACCTTGACACCGTGCACAGTCGATGCGACAAGATGTGGCTGTGCTCTCATGACGTGATCGAAGAAGAATCGTTCTTGTCCTTGCTGTTTAAGTTCTCTAGATAAGGATTCATAACAGGCGAAAGTGAGGGCGGCATCGGTACAATTATAAATCCAATAACTGTCCACGTCACCGCCTTCTTTCCACTTCTTTCCGTCGTCCTTGTAGAACGGGTGCGTAGTATATTGCGAAACCAAGAAAGCCAAGCTGTGTGGAAGTTGAGGGTAAAGAGTGTGGTGAGCCAACAAAGTGTCGAACCAAATCCTAATACAGAGGCCGTTTCGAAGCCACTCATGATAGGTATCAAATGAGCCGTTCTGTGCGATGATGTTGTTTGACTCACACAAGCTTTGTAGGGCCACCAGAAGTTGACGCTCTTGCACCACACTGAAACGGTTGCGTTCCGCGTCACGCAGATTGATACACATAGCTGTGTGAGCATTATTCGATAGGCCATAACACACCGTCTCCGTTGTATTCATCGTCTCGATGTCAAACGATACCGGCTTCTTCGCCTTCACCAAATCCTTAATGAAGCTCATGGCTTCGGAAAAGGAAGGATTGATGATGGCTTCGACTTTATGCTTTCGGAAGACCCCACGATTGACAAGATCCAGTTTTTTACAGTCCATTCGAAAGATCGGCTCAAACTTAAGTTCACGCTGAGCATAGGCAGGGTTGAAGGCACAGACGACTTGACCCTTTTTACCGTTTGGAAGCTCTGTGTCAATGACAGAACCCCGCCAGTTGGTGACTCCTGTATCTCCCAGAATAGCTTCGAGAGCATAGTTTCCCATTGCAAAGACAATGTGACAGTTAGGAAGCTGTTCAAGTTCCCACTTAAGCATACCGATCCATTTATCGAGTTCCTCTCTGTGAACAATGTGTCTTTCATTACCTTTCCGTGAGAGAGAGATTTGACGTTTGACGACATTCGTAGTGTAAACGTTTGTTCGATTGAGCCCGAAAGATCGAAGCCCATCCCACAAGAGGTGGCCCGCTCCGCCAACAAAAGGAAGTCGCTGAGGATGGCGCAGCTCAGTCTCTCCTGGACCTTCTCCGACGATTGCAACAGAGGATGTAATGGGTCCATCTGAGAATACCTCCGTGTCCAGTAGCAGTTCATCCGCTAGTGTCTTGAAGTCTGCCTTAAGCTCTTCACGAGTCATCTGTGGGTTCGCTATCTTCTGTAGCATCATCGCTCTGGCTCCAAGGCGTGTCGGGCGATGTCTTTGTCGCCCATGAGGTTGTCGATACATTGACGCTTACCAGCAATCATTTCGAGCGCCACCCGTAGCCGCTCAAAATCCTGCGTTGCGATCACGCGCTCCGACAGTTTGGTTTCCCTGTCATGCAGTCGCTCGACCTCAGCCTCAGCCTTCTTAGCACGCTGAACCCAAGACTCAAGCGCATCGTTGTAGATCTTCCGCTCCGCATCACGTTCCGAGATCATAGTGTCAATGTGTTCTCGTAGCTGTTCGATCTTGGTACGCAATATCCCCACAATCGCTGGCTCTGTCATGTTGTTTGACTCATACATTGTAGTTCCTCAGCGATAGCCCCATCGCTCTCCTGTCTGTTATCAAGATCACATTTCGCTTCGCCCTTGTCACCGCTGTGTAGAAGTTCCGTTTGTTTAGTAGCCACATCTGACTCCTGCTCATGCAATAGATTACGGTGTCGAACTCTGAGCCTTGTGACTTATGAGTTGTTATGGCATAGCCCAACTCCAGTTGTTTCCTCGGATCATAGTTAACGATATGCCCTGCAAAGGCATTGTATGTCTTAACCCTAGGCGGGATTACTACCGCCCTCTCCCCCGTGACGATACCCAATTCACCAGCATCAGGATCGATCCAGTCAACATACCCTATCTCCCCATTGTACAAGTTCAACTTGTAATCGTTCTTAACCCAGATGAACTTGTCCTTCGCTCGCACCGCTAAAGGCGCTTCATTCTTATCGTATCTGTCCAATCTAAGCATTGGCCCTTTGCTATTGAAACGCATCTGTAACGATGGATTAGCCCGTATCGTACCGGCCTTACCTCTACGAGTGGGCATGATGATCTGGTAGTCTTCTTGTATGAAGTGTTCGGTCGCGAACTCCAGCAGCCCTTCCAATGGGTGATCGGTATAGAGTATCTCGAAGCCTGAGTTTCTCTGTGGCATGTAACCGCGAAGGATGCGTTGTGCATTGTCGATGATCGCGTTCCCGCTGCGGAAATTGTACGTCAATTCGATAGATGGGAACTCCTTCAGCAACGTGATGAATGGAGGCTTGCCTTCCTCTACCGGTGGCAGTTGATTGTTATCGCCGAACCAACGGATCACACTACCCTTACGCAGCGCATCCATTAGGAACCTATATATCGTAGGTGAGATCATGGACGACTCATCCACGATCACGACCTGTTCATCCAGTGGGTTCTCCCTATTCCTCCGAGGCAGATTGGGATCAGGTTCCTCATCCTCTGGAGGATCATCTGGCATTGGGAACTGGAGAAGACGATGTACAGTCTTCGCCGATATCCCCGTCAGCTCCTGAATGCGCTTTGCAGCACGCCCCGTTGGAGCACAAAGAGCTATAGTCTTCTTCATCTTCCGAAGCTCTTTGTACACCTGCCCCATCACGAGCGTCTTACCCACACCTGCGCCACCCGTAACACAAGCAATAGGAGTGTGCATGTCGCAGCATATGTCTACGGCACTCTCCTGCTCACTGCTCATATGAAGTTGTTCAGCTGGCATAGCTCACTCCATACCTGGGGGCGCATGAGGATTCATTCTTGGAGGCAACGGATCTTCAGGATTAGTAAGTACTACATGAACCTTGTAGACTGTTACGTCCATGTCAGCGAACATATCAGGCCCTACATTGGTTCGCAGATATACCCCAACTACTGGGTCTTCACCGTTCATCGCCCTCGTGAAGAAGTCAGGGTCAGGTAGTTCCAACACAAACAGTTCTCCCGGCTTGAGGTCATGCGCCAACTTCTTCTCGATCTTGATGAACGCTTTCTGTTTCATACTAACTCCGCCAGAATCTTGCGAGCGCATTGAACAGTCACCATCCGCAGGAACTGGGAAGTGGACATATTCAAACTCTCCGCAGCTAAGTCTAAGTCCTTCTTGTCGTCGTCGGATACCCGATAGATAACCTGAATGTCACCTGTCTTAGCAGTTAGATCACCAAGGCTGATGACTACTTCTCTATTGCGTGCCATCTCCATTCTCCCAAAGGTGGGCCGATGTATGACTCATACATCGGCCCGAGTTCAGTTACTCAGCAGCAGCACGACGACTGCGACCAGCAGCTGCGGGCTTTGGCTTCGCACGAGCCGGTGCGGCCTTGGCCTCGGCGGGTTCGATAGACCCGATCTCCGCACGCTCCTCGTTGTTATACCGACCCATACGCACCATCAGACGAGCCTGACGGCCCATCCAATCGTTCGGGTCGATGGTCGTGGTGTTCGGGTCCAACCCGATGGCCTCGATGAACTTACGCAAGTTGAACAACGCACGCCGATCGCTCCGGCCCCGCGGCTTGATGATGCGGTTCCAGTACAGTACGGCTCCGTCCTCGTACTGCTCAGCCACATCGGCAGGAAGCTCGTCCGGCGGAATGCGGAACTGAATACCGAAGTACGTATTGCCCTTTCCGCTCGTTGCCTCCTGTACGTCTTGTATTTCGCCGACGTACTTGCCCGGAGGAATCTCCTTCGGCTTCTCTACGTCAGCCAGGTTCTCATCGAGTTCGATGATACCCATCATTTCATCATTCGCCATTACCTTGCTCCTTCTGCGCGGTGGAGGCAGCCACCCGCTGTTTAGTCTCCTCCCCTGCCTGGGAAACTGCTGTTGGATAGCCCACACAGATTGAATGAGCTGGTCCTTGTATCAACGTGAATCGTTGCTCGGCTTTGATCTCCTTGCCACAGCAAACACATAAGATCATTTGTCCCTCCTCGACTGTGGGATAGGCAGCTTCTGACCTGTCGATACCCACTTCTCGTAAAACGATGCGATCGTCATCTGCCCCTTGTCAGGCTTGTTTGAGTCATACGGAAGGACGAATGCTGGCTCCCCCATTCCCGTGAACATACGAGTCTTCATGGGTCTGTGCTTCAGCCACGGCCGCACCGCTAACTGTCGCCCCTTGCTATCTTGACACAGATACCATATCTCCGACAACCTATACGTCACGTTGTTCACCAGCTTACCACCCAGCATGATAGTAATGAACTGTACCACGCCTTCCTTATCCCTCTCAGGATCAGCCTCGTGTGCCGTGATGATTAGATGCACATCATGCTTGGCAGTTATTCTCAATACCTTTGTCAGTACGTCGAGCGTGATCGCATTACGTCCCCCATAGGCAGACATACCGGGATGCTCCATCGTTGGGCTGAAGCCCTTACCTGCACCGATCTGATCCTTCACTGCCTGCCGTAACGCCATGTCGGTGAGAGCAGTAACCGAGTCGAGCACAACGGTTTCAATCGACGTGTCCTTGTGTAGTATCTGATCTAGCCCGAATGGACTATCTGACCTGCCATGTTTCAATACCTCCTCAAAGCTGTGCTTGTACAGATGCATGACCTTAACGTCTTTGCGATCCAGTACAGTCTGGTGCTCGTTGTCTCCGAACGATAACCAGAGCTTTACACCGGGAGCAGTCGATGCCCATGTCGTCTTGCCATCACCAGCTGGTCCCCATAGTAGGATCGTCATGCGACGTGATGTTGTATCGTCTGTTGTTATTTCGAATGGGCCACTGTTGGTCATGCGTCAATCACCGCTCGTTCGCTGGGAGAAGGTTCGGCTGGGACCATGAGTTCGTCAAACGCAAGCCTGCGCCCTGCGGCCCCATCAGGGTCTGCACAAAAACTAAGTAACGAACATGGCCGAAAGAAACGATTACAAGAGTGCGTACGCCGAGTCGCATGTTCAAAATCGGCGTGGTAGGTCTCATAAACCTCAGCATTCTCACGAACCCACGTAGCCCAGTGCTGAACATCTTCCCATCTCCTCATGATCGGCTCGAACGGATACACGTCCTCGCCCTTGTTGGTTGGCTTGATCCTCAGACCAGTCACCCTACTCCGCAGTACCTCGAACCCATACACACTCGTACTCGCAGCGCAGTACCCAGTGACCTGATGCCTCATGTCAAAGGCGTCTCGCCAAGCATCTCCAAGACGCGCCGCTGTTTTATTCTCATCAATATAATACTCGCCAGTAGATGCCTTCCGCACCAGACCATCCATCGTTCCGACATACCGAATCTCTTTATTATCCTCGTAAGTAAGGACCACATCAAACACCTGCTCAATGCCCACCACAGACTGAGGATTGGTGGGATCTTCGACATAGATTGGCCAGTTGTCCATCTTGGGAAGGGATCTT